TCGTGCTTCTGATGACTCCTTCATCCAGTGCGTCTCGGTCTTCGCTGTTGGTTTCCACGATCACTTCCTGATGGAAAGTGGTGGTGACATGTCTATCACCAACTCGAACTCCAACTTCGGTAACACCTCGCTCCACTCTATTGGTTTCAAAGGATTTGCATTCAACCAGGACAAAGGTGGTTACATCGATGCTATTATTCCTCCCAAGGTTGTTAATACAAATCAGGAAGCAATCAAGAAGAATGCTTACTACACCCTTGACATTGAAGCATCCAACGATGTTGCTAACGACACCAAGCTATACCTAGCAGGTGATATCAATGTAGATCCAGCAACACGTCCTGCTGCATCCATCGATGGATACAGAATTGGTGCCAAGCAAGATGATAGACTATATGTCAAACTACCTTCTGGTGGTGTAGGTGGTAAGCAAACTTACCATGGTACACTAGAACCATCTGGTATCACTACTTACAGAGCATCTCTGTCTACTCTAACACCTTCTAACCTGAACGTATTGTTCGATCTAGATGGTGATGGTAACGATGACTTTAACAAGGCATATGATGCTGCTAACCTCATCGAGAAGAACAGAGACTATCTGGCACAAGAAACTTATGGATATATCACTGATCTCTATCCAGCACTGCTGACTAATCAGTCTCTGACTATCACCAAGTGTGAAAGAGACATCGGATTTATCACTGATGCAGTCGTAAAAGACCTTCGCGTTGGTGGTAACATTAACACTGTATATGCTGCAGAGTCTTACATCTCTGGTGGTAACGTATCCTATGTTGATGGAGAACTTACCGAGACTCTGATTGCTTATGACTATCTGAAGAGATTGATCTTCGGTGTAATCCGTAATGGCACACTGCTAATCAAGAACTGCACCACGTCTACCAGCAGCACCAACGTTATTGTTGGCGACACTTCTGGTCTTGTACCTGGTATGCAGGTCAATGAGTATGCTGAATCTGACTTCACCAATGGTCTTCTAAACGAAGGTGCTGTTCCTCTGGGCACTAACTTGCTCGGTGGTAGTCCACTAATTATTGGTCAGATTGTTAATGCGACCACAATCGTGTTGACTGATCCTAACACTGGTCAGACATATCAACCACAGCAAGATAGCACAACTGCATGGTTGTACTTCGAGAATTCTAATATCTACTCTGGTGCTCAAAGAGTCGTTGACCTCTCGATCACTCAAGACGATACATATCCCGAGTGTACTAACATTGCGTCCGCGATCGAAGGATACTTCGATGTTGTGAATCTGGTCCTCAATGGCAATGCTAATCAGGTAACTAGAGTTGAACCTATCATTGAGTCTTCGGCTCTGATTGGTAGAGCAACTGTATTCACGATTGATACTGGTCTAGGACAGACCGACCCTCATGGATTCCAAACTGGAACCCCTGTAAGACTTGTTCCAAGAGCAACTAATGCTGGCGTTGATAAGCGCCTAGTCAGACTACCTCGTGGTTTTGAGACTAACAGACCATACTATGTAATCGCTCCTGGCAGAGATACATATCCAAATTCGTTTAATAATACTTCAGAGTTCGATAATACTGCAGGCACCAAGTTGATGCTTGCTGCTACTAAAGAAAACGCTGCTGCTGGTATTTACATTTACTCTTCAGAAACGGAGAGCATGAGCCCAGATGTTGAACTACTAGTCCAACAACAGGTTCTTGACGAAAGTTATGATCTGCACAGATATGTTTGTAATGTCTCTGGTATTTACATCGAAACGGATATTCCACACGTATTCGACGTTCCTGTACCAAATGTCCCTGCACAAACAATTTTCTTCGCTACATCTGGCGATGCAAGTTCTCAACTCCCAACTATTTCGGGCGCTGGCGACGTGGCAACAGATGTGTATTACTACCCACGTTTTATCACCAAAACGAAGTTTAGTGTTCATACCACACAAGCGGATGCTCAAGCTGGCACAAATGCTGTCATATTTACTTCAGGTAGCGGAAGCGACTTTATCGTCTATGGCAATAAAAAGACTTCCCCCCTCAAGTACGACCCAGTTGACTTCCAAAGATGGTACTTGAATGTCAAACCTGAATCTGCAGGTGGTCTTGATCCTAATGCTATCCTCACTAGATTCCACCAGTCCGACTTTGTAGATGGAACTGGTAACCTGTTTACCCCAGATACTTGGTACGAAAGAATTCTGGATGAAAGACCTGCTCTCGACAGAATCTATCGTTTGCGTTATGTTCTGCCACAATATCTGCAGACAGTTCGTGAACCTCTCAATGGTTATGTCATTAAGACAAGAACTGACGACAGAAGACGCCTGAAGCCACAGAAGTTCTACCTAGAACCCTTCAGCAACGGCGCTCCAGACGTTGCACAGTTCTTTAACCCTGCTCGTGCTGGTGAGCAGCTGGGTCTCTCCCTGGCGGACCTAGATGCCGCTAACGTCGATGTTAGTGGTGGATTCTATGATCCATACGAAAATCCTCTACAGATCGAGTTTGAGTCCAAGATTGCAACTACTATCCAGTCTGCTAGAACCATTGAGGTTGATCCTCAAGGTACAGGAACCCTGGTGGATAGACTTGAGTTGACTGTATTTGATCATACGATCATCAACCAGCAACTGAAGAATGAAATCTTCACTGTTATTGAGATTGGAACTCCACAGGGTGCAGGTATTCAAACCAGCATCTACAACAGCGATGACTCCAACTATGTTAGCTGGACTGGTTACTGCTCTGGATCTGCTTATGTTCACGCATACTATCAGGCAGATGCTACTGCGTTTGTAATCCTTAAGAACATCACTGGAAAACTAGACTACTCTGGTAACAGTGCCACTACATTTGTTCAGAACAACGGTACGTTCTTCAACCTTTCTGGATATCCTGATGCATATCCAACAACACTCTCTAGATCTAATAGAAAGAACTATCTCTATAGAATCGAGGGCGCTAATGTCTACACCGTAGTACCTGGTGATAAGATTACTACACCTGGTGGCGACACATACACTGTCACTACACTAGAGGATGTACCTGAAATTGATGATACCTTCTACATCTTTGATGTTGAGACTATCCAAGAGCAGATTCCTCTACAGCAAGATGGTATCTACTATCTGACATGTGTCCGTGGTAACATCTCTCCATATCCTCTGGGTGCTGGTGTTGGAACTAACTTCCACTACTACAGGTTCTCCCAACCTATTTCTAACCTGTATCCTCTAGACTACAAGAATGACCCACTGTGGTTCCAGATCAATGTTGACACTGGATCTAGAGATGCAACGGTTCTTGATCCCCCAGCATCTGCTGCGGCTGCTGACAACTACGTTCACGGTCTTGTTACTCTTAACGACTACAAGTTCAGTGAAACGAAGGAAGCGATCGTTGATTTGACTAGAACGCTACCTTTCTCTGGTTTTGATTATACCAATACCACAAGCGATCTGAACAGTGTGATTCTGGATAACAGAATTCAAGCACAAGAAGGTAACGCATCTGTAGGTTCCGAGAACAGACAGATTCCTATCTCTGGTGACTCTGTATATCCTCTAGACAGAAGATTCTACACTGAACTGCGTCGTCCTTCGATTGCAAGATCTGGTAACCATACGTTTGAATACCTTGGTTTCGGTCCTGGTAACTACTCAACTGGTTTCCCACTGCGTCAGGAAGTCGTTCTATCTGATAAGCAGGACTTCTACGCACAAGCGAAGCGTGAGGACGCTGGTATCGTCTTCTACACGGGTCTAAACTCCAACGGTGACCTCTATATTGGTAACCGTAAGATCAACGCTATTACAGGCGAAGAGACGTTCCTTGAGCAGGCAGTTCTTGAGGACAGTGGTGACGACGATGAAGGAATCGGCGCACTCGTCACTACCTTCGATACAGCAGTTACCTTCAATGACAAGGTAACCATCGAGGGTGACACCTTCCTGAACAATCCTGTTACTATCAACGTCGATCCTCTAGAAGGTGATGCACTTCGCATCCTGTCTCTGGTTGACACTGGTGACGATCCTACACAAGATAGATCCTCCTTCAGAGACACTAGAGATGGTGATGTTATTATCACCAAGAACCAGGTTGATGCTGCAGTTTATAAGTTTAACCCACGCGGTAACGTAAACGATCCTGGTCAAGGTTACAGCTGGAGAACTCACTACACTGGTGGTCTTCCTTCTAACACTTCTCCTGACAACACTGGTCTTCTGGCTGATGGTCAAGGTGGCACTGCCTTCTACACCCTACAGAACATCAGTTATGGTTCTTCTATCCTACCTTCTTCTGGTGATGTACTCTACAAGGGTCTAGAGGTTGGTAGTAGTGGTTCGATGGGTTGGGTCTACTCCAACTTCTTTACCGAACTGGCTGACAACCAAATCTTCACTATTGCATCTAACAATACTTCAGAACTTACAATTACCTGGGCTGCTGGTCTGGATAACGCTGGTCTGGGTATTAGAGTTGGTGAGAAACTACGCATCTCCAACTTCAGTAACTCCTTCTTCAATGGTTCTTGGGCAGTTCTTGCTGGTGGATTCTCTTCTTCTGGTAACACCTGTAAGATCAGAATTTTCAATGAGATTGCACAGAACGTCTACACCTGGGCTGATGAAGGTCCTGGTGCGAAGATGGAAATCTCCAAGTCCAGATGGAAGGAGACTGGCGTCATTGGTGCTGAAACACTTCGCACGAGAACTGAAGTACCTGGTGATTACAGACTGGGTATCAACACTGTCGGCAGAATGGCGAAGGAAGGTGTACTCACCGCCTCTGTAACTGCTGAAACGGATCCAAGATCTAACTTGGATGTTGTTGGTAACGCATTTATCAGTGGTAAGGCTCTCGTAACTTATGACGGTGTTGGTGCAGTAACTGCAAACAACTACCTAGCAGAACCTTCTGTCGGTAAGACATACTTTGCACTCACTAACGCATTCTTGGTTGGTGGTGATAGTGCTGATCCTGATGACTTTGCTACACTTCGTGTTGCAACTTCTGATCTGGCAGTTGCTGATCAATCTTCTACCTACAGAACAGGTGGTCGCGTTGGTGTTAACACCAGTATCGGTCTAGATGCATCTACCGAACTCGATAGAAACTTCGTTGTAATCGGTGACTCTAGATTCTCTGGTAACATCACTGCACAGGATGACTTGAGTGTTGACGGTGGAGACATCAACTCTACTGCCGAAACATTCAGATTCCTGACCGAGAACGTTGACTTCCTGATTGCTGCTAGTGACGCAGAATCGTTCAACATCGGTAACAACACCACTAGTGACCAGCTTATCAACATCGGTAACAATGTTTCTGATACTTCTTCTCATACCTTGAGAATTGGTGCTAACGCTGGTGTAACTACCTTTGAGGTACATAAGCGTTCTACTAACGCATTTGTTGACATTGCATCGGTAGAAGATGTAGTAGGTGCTGCTTGCTCTATCAAGATTGGTGGTGCTGCTCCTAACCTGAACTCTCAAACTCTGATCGGTACATATCAGACCAAACTGAATGGTACTCTGGAAGTTGGTGCTTTTGCTGGCACATCCACAACCAGAATCTTCACCACCGCAGCAACATTGAACGTTGGTGATGGTCAGAACACTACGAGAGTTACCCTCGGTGCTAACTCTTCTACAGTTGATATTGCAGCACTTGGTGGTCGCACAACGATTAGAAACTCTCTACTTGTACAAGGTAGCACCACATCTAACTCTACCATCAAACTATCTGGTGGTCTAAATGCTGGTATTATTGAGATTGAGAGATCAAGATTTGGCACTACTCCATCGGAGCACATTGTTGGATCTCTTGACAATCCTAACATCACGTTCCTCAAGTACATCCAACTTGGCAGACAAATTGATACTGCTGGTGTTGGACCTTGGGGTGGTGATCAGTATCTCCTATCTGGTGGTCAGATTGCTGCAATCGACAACATCACTCCAGAGCAAAGTGCTACATGGGTTGCTAACGAAACCTATTCGTTCATCCAACCAACTGGTGGTACAGGTAGCGGTGCTCTGTTCACTGTTCAGGTTCTATCTGACGGAACAGCAGACATCACTCTAGTATCTCCTGGTTCTGGTTACTCTGACAACGATCTGTTGACCATTGAGGCATCGAAACTAGGTAACTCCAACGGTGCTGACCTATCCTTCAGAGTTAATGGAACTAATGATTCTGGTAACGTATACTTGCTACCAATCACCAGACCTTCTGTCAATGACTTCCAGATCGGTGATCTACTGTTTATCGAAAGAGACACAGCAGTAGATGGACAGGACACAAACATTTCTCCTGTTGGTGAAGAGTACAGCGAACTCCTTGAGGTTGCTGGTCTAACTAACATCTCCGACCCTGCTGATCCTCTCGGTTTCAGAATTCTGGTTACTCGTGCTAAAGATGGCACAACTGCTAGAACTGATCACCCAGATAATGCAATCATCTCCAAGTTTGACAAGCAGATCAATGCTTCGTTCATCACTGGATTTGACTTTGATAATAGCGGAACTCTAGATCCTACATCTAGTGTTACGATCAATGATAGTTCTATCTTGACGATTGTTGCTGATGGCACTGATATTGTTACAGTCAACTGGAACAGTGAAACTAACGATAGTGTTGGTGCTGATTACGGTGAGTTTATTACAATCGCTGGCACGAACATTGTTGGTCTGAATGGTACGTGGCCAATTCAAGGTGGCATCACTGGAACTGCTTCTTCTCTTCAAATCAAGACAAGTCAGTATGTTTCCACAGGAACTTACATCTGGTCTGATCAGGTAGCAGCTGCTGAACTTAAGATCAACAGCGGCGCTGGTCTCCTCGCAGATAGTGTTGATGTTAGAATCGGTGTTGCAGAATTTGGTGGTGTTCTAACCACCAGTGATTACCTGCTCCTATCTGATTCTGAAATCGTCAAGGTTTCTGAATTGGTATCTACCGATATTCAGTCCCTGGTTGTTACAGACGGTGGTGATCCTGAAGTTGAGGTATTCAAGGTTGAGTCTACAACTGGTAACACATTTGTAGGCAACACGCTATCGGTCGGACAAGGATTTAACAAGTTCGTTGTTGATGGTGGAACTGGTGATACCGTAACTCAAGGTAAACTAACCACTAATGATTCTCTGACGGTAAGAGGATCTGTTGTAGAACTGACCCAGTTCTTCACTCTAACTAACGGTGGATCCCAGAACATCGCTGAAAGAAACACGCTCCGTGTTGACACCGCAACTGGTGATCTTGAGATCTATGGCGGTGACTTCAATATCTTTGGACCTGATGGCACTACACCACGTCTTCAGTTCAGCAATTCTTCGGGTGACTTTACTACCTACGGTTCGTTCTCTGCTCTAGGAACAGGAACATCAACATTCGGTGGTAGCATTGTTGCTGGTGGTGATCTGACTCTCAATGGTGGTGATCTAACAGTCAACTCTGATGGCAATAAGATCTTCTCGGTTGAGAATGATGGTGCTGTCAATATCGCTGGCATTAGCAACTACTTCTCACAAACTGGTGGACGTAAGTGGGAGTACAGCGACAACTTTGTAGTTGAGGCAGAAGCAAACGTTAACTACTTCCTCAATGTTACTCAAAATACCGTTGTTAAACTACCTACAAACGCTCTAATCGGTGACATGATTCGCATCGTGGACATCGGTGGTCTTCTAACTTATAACCTCACGCTGGTTGTAAGAGCACCATCTACGATTAGAGTACAAAATGCAACCGACAACACAGGAACCACTCTATTGACAGGTAATACTGCTGACCTAAATGGTTATGATGGTGGTGAACTAGTTGTTCAAACACCTAACGCTGGATTCGCACTAGTATTCGCTGGTACATCTACTCCAGACGGTAACACTGCAGTTCCAACAGGAAAAGACGGATGGTTCTTAATCGAGGTCTGATTTAATGTTTTATCAGGAAGCAAAAACAGCAAGATCGGCGGTGGTTGGCACCATCATGCCGTGGACGGGGGGATTAAGTAGCATCCCTCCTGGGTGGATTCTATGTGATGGTGGTGTTGTAGATGCAGCAGATTATCCACTGCTTACACAAGCTATTGGTAATACATATGATGCTTTGGGGGGATCTATTACAGGCAATTTCCCTGCTTATACTGGAACGGTCAAGTTACCTGACTTGAATGAAAAAACATTGATGGATATTGAATCGAGTTACTTCGCTCCCGTTGCAAATGGTGGTACAGGTAGAGATGCAGACATAGATTCTGATGCTCTCACCATCATCTCACCAATCATTGGAGAACATGATGACAATGGTATTACAATTTCACCAACAGATGTTACTGTTGATGTTTTGTTTAATATAAACGCTGGTGATAGAACTGGATATTCAGGAAAGATCACGGGTAATACAAAAGAAGATGGAGAAGGTGTTGCAACGGTTTACATCGGTCCTAGAAAATTAGGAAGAAAGCACATTAAGAGACATAACCATCCAGGAACATATCCAACACTGGATGATCAAAACCGAAAAAGACCTGGTAGAGGTGTTTCTGCATTCGAGAATATTAAATATACACTATATCACTCACACGTTGATAACGAGGGTGGTGGTGATCAAGGTGATACCTACTACTTTGGTTGGACTAGTGAAACTGCTGGTGATGGTAGCGCAGGTACAGTTGATGAACGCCCTGGTATTGCAATCGGAGATGCAACGTCAATTCCAAGTGGTCAAGAACTTGACTATACACTAACTTGGCCAGAAGCAGGTGATGTTATACCTGATGGACATGGTGGTGGAACGCAAGGTGTTGTCGTAGCACACGTAATATCCGAGAGTCCTCCTGTTAACTTGAAACCTAAAGACCTTTTATCAACTCCTATTTCAACTCAATTTAAGGTAACTAATTTGAGACCTGAAGGACCATTTCTAGATTCGGGTAGAGCAGTTCCAGCAGCTTCTAGAGGCGGTAGTTTGAATATTCCCACTGGATTTACAAATTACTATGATGATAACAACCAAAACGCATCACAACTTCGTGATACACTGATGAGTCATATTGGACTCAATTTTACAAACACTGAACCTGGTGGTGATTTCATTGAAGCTCATGACCATGGAGAATTTGATGTTGAGTTTGATTCATCTGGATTGAGACCCAATAGTAGTATTGTATGTGAGGTTAACCTTCCAGCAACAGTCAATGTAGATAATACACAGAATGAAAAAGCATTGCAAATTGACGTGAACATCGCACAACCAACTCTTTCTTGCATATACATCATCAGAGCATACTAAAATGGGAAAGTCTATATCTACTAATTACGCCAGACAGAAATCTCACTGGGGTGGTGTTCCTGGAACTATTCAGATTCATACCGTTCCTGGTATGGGATTTAATAATGATCCTACTACTGCAGTGTTTAAAGATAACCTGCCTGGTGGATTTTTAAGATGTAATGGTGCTATTTTAAATGCAAAAGATTATCTGCTATTGTCTAGAATTTTAGGTGTAGGCACTGAATGTAGATTTGCAAAACCAAATGCTATTCTGCGCGATCCTGATCCTGAAACAGGAGATCTTGGATCATTTCAGTTACCTGATCTAGGATCTAAAGTTATGATTGGTGGTAGAGGATCGGGTGAATACCGTGAGACAACCTTGAGCAATAAACCCAACCAAAACAAGGTTGGTGTTGAGGTTACGCCAAACACACCACTTGGTGAAAGATTGATTACAAACTATATCTCCAATACTGGAGACGGCATGAAAGTTACGGCGCAATCAAGTATTGATTTTAGGGGTAATCTTAAGTTTAACATGCCTAGGAATGTTGAGCCTACTATCATTTCGATTGAACAGTTCCAAGCACACCAACATGACGCTGATTTGCGTATTTTGAATACTACATCTGATGGTTATAATACTGATGGGGATGGACTTACTGGTGACGCTGATTCGGCATTTGATGCAAACGTAGAAGCACAAAACATCCTAGATGAAACTCAACCAAATGTGCCAAGAGGTTCGGTTCAACACGATCATAGAATTACAAAACCTTTTACCTACAGTAATCACTTCACTTATTCATTCCCAGCTACGAACGTACCGTTGGATGACATGGAATCATATATCGATGTTGATACAACCAACTTGGAGGTTTTGAATCAAGTGGTAACTCCATTCATCATGGTACACTATATCATCAAGTTCTGATATGGCTACGTATAACAATACCTACACGTATAGTAGCAGTCAGCGTTTAAGATCAGATGTAAAGCAAGTTAATTACATTACTGTTGCTGGTGGTGGTGGCGGAGCCCGCCCTAATGCTGGTTTTGGTAGATCTCCTAATAATGGTCAAGATACTAGACTGAACACCACAGGATTATGGTCGCAGGGTGGTAGACATGGAGAACTAAATCGTGGTGGTTATGGTGGATATGGAAACTACAGTTATGGTAGGAATGGTCAGATTAACTATTCTGGTGGTCAGTATCAACGTGCTGCATCTGGTTATGGACCATATGGATCTGGTGGTGCAGGACAGTGGAGATCGCCTAGTTTAACTGGTGGTGGTGGCGGTGGTGGTGCCTCGCGCTCAACATACTATCGAGGATCGAGTGGTGCTATCGCTGGTCAAAGAGTATATTGGACGATCGGGCAAGGTGGTACACAAGGTGGTAATGGTAATAGAAGAAGGGGTGACAATGGGGCAATCTACATCTCTCAAACTACATATGACCGCCCTTCTGCTAGCATAAGTGCAAGCCCAACTAGTATTGTTTTGGGGAACAGCAGTACATTATCGTGGAGCTCAAGTGGAGATATTAATTCAGTTAATGTGCAGCCTGGTATTGGAAATGTAAGCACAAGCGGATCATTTAATGTCTCTCCAGCCTCTACGACTTCATATACAATTACGGCATCTAATCCAGCATATACAACAACTGATACTGTCACAATTACTGTATTGATTCCCCCGCAAGTTAATATGACTGTTGACGATCCTACTATTGTCTTGGGAGAGAGCACTACCTTGAGATGGAATGTTACTGGTGATGCTAATAATATGACGATTGACAACGGAATTGGAACCTCTAACCTTGTTGGTCAGCAAGTAATTACACCAACATCAACCATAGTTTATACAGGAACTGCTACTGGTCCTGGTGGAACAGGTAGTGACACTGCGGTTGTTACAGTATTGCCACCACCAACATTGAGTGTTTCTGGTCCAATTGTGGTTGGATATGAAGATCCAATGCCTTTTAGTATAGAAGCAACAACTGCACCAGGTGGTGTTAGTTATGTCTATTCACAGGTTAATACTGACGGTAGTACAGAAGCCGTGACAACTCCAGTAACAATCCCAGGTAGCACTGGAGATTTGGTTAACATCACTGATTTTGAATTCACTCCTGTATATGATAACTTTGGACCATCGTCGGTGACAATTACGTTCACTGCCAATGGATATGGTGGACTGCTAGCACAAGAAGTAGAAGTAATTCCTGTCAATATTGACCAGACTCCTAATGCTATTGATATTCCCTCAACTGAAGATAAGTTGAGAGATGAAGAACCTGTTATCACACCTAACGTTGAGGTTACAACCGAACAGATTGTAGTTGAGGATATTGATATCCCTGTTGAGATTAAGTCTGACTATCCTATTCAAGTTGAGATCGAGAATAGTGATGTCTGGTATGATGTGAGGGAGATCTAATGCCACAGATTAGTATTTCATGGGCTAGAAACGCAGGCGATAGTAACTACCTATATGGTATGCCTGGTGGAACCATTGGTCCCAATGGTGGTAGTAGAACTGCGAATGTTGGGTGGAACCAGGTATTTAATCTATCTGCTAATGGCAGTGGTCCTGGCAATGTTGCTATGAGAAGATTAAATAGTCAGACTTTAGGTTTAGATGATAGACAAGGAGCTGGCGCTGATGGTGACTTCAATGACATGCTCATATATGTCAATGGTGGACAATTTATTAATGATAGTCAGTATCAAGGTCCAATTGCTATCTATGGTTGTACTAATTCAGGTGCGATTAACTACAATCCTAACGCAGATCTTGATGATGGTAGTTGCATAGTTGTCAATCCAATACTAAATCTTGACGCTAGTTCTACCAGTATTATTTTGGGTAATAGCACTACGCTATCTTGGTCTGCTAGCGATTCGCAGTATATACAAGAAGCTACCGTTGATCCTGTGCCTGGTGCTGTAAATACATCTGGAAGTGCTGTTGTTACGCCAATAGAGACGACAACATATTTCTATACTGTTAGATGGGCAAATGGAACTAGACAAACGCAGCGTACAGTTACGGTACTAATACCACCACAAATTACGGTATCATTAGATAATAATCCGATTATTCAGGGAGAGACCACCACATTACGGTGGAGCACTACTGGTGATGCTTCTACCATGACTATTACTCCTGGTATTGGTGCAACTAATTTGTCTGGTGCTCAAGCAGTAACACCAACACAAGACACTACCTATACTCTTACCGCTAGTGGACCTGGTGGTACAGATACTGAACAGATTACTTTAACTGTCATTCAACCACCAGAACTAGATTTAACTGGTCCTCTTGCAATACCTTACGGTCAATCTACTGTTGATTTTTCATATGAAGCAGTAAATGCATTGAGCATAGATGTATCAATAATACAGAGAGATCTAGACAACAGTGATGATTTCTTCACCGATACTGCTACAACTGATGGTAGTGTGTATACATATACACCAACGTGGGGCAATAGAGGACCACAATCAATTCTGGTCACAATGACTGCTAATGGGCAAGGTGGACTGCAAACAGTAAGACAAGCTACCGTACCTGTTAATATTGATCAGACTCCAAATGCTATTGATATTCCATCAACAGAAGATAAATTACGTGACGAAGAACCAGTTATTACGCCTGATGTTGAGGTAGTTAGTGAACAAATTGTAGTTGAGGATATAGATATTCCTGTAGAGGTAAAATCTAACTATCCAATTCAGGTCGAGATTGATAATTCCAACGTTTGGTATAACGTACAAGAACTATGACAGTAACACAGAGTAGATATAGTCCTGGGCAGGTAACTTGGTCTGTCCCAGCAGGTGCCACTAATGTTTCCTTTACTATTGCCGCTGGTAGTGGTGGTGGATCTAAATCGCCTTCTGATGGTAGTCTGTGGAATCATAGTAGAGGTGGATTTGGTAGAGCTGGTAACTTCACTATCGCACCAAGAAGTGGTTCATACAATCTAACATTTTACATTGGTGGGCAAGGTGGCAATGGAGTAGGACCCCAGAATCCTGGTGGCAGTGGTGGTTCTTCCCCTCTCGCTGGTGGTGGTAGTGGACATAGATCTGGTGGAGGCGGTGGCGGCGCTACTGCTGTATACGATAGCTGGCTTGGTAGATATATTGCATGGACTGGTGGTGGCGGCGGTGCTGGTAGATTCGGTCAGGACACTGGTATCAGTGGGTATTACACTGCTGGTCGTGGTATTGGTGGTGGTGCAACTAGCAGCTCACCCTCGTGGAGAACTGGACAATCTGCTCCTGCTGGTCACCGTGGTGGCGGTGGTGGAGGATCCACTAGTGGTGGTGCAGGAAGTTTGGGTGGTGCTCAAACTAGCAATGGATATGGTGGTATTGGTGGTAACTCTGGTTGGTATAATAATGGAGATATTGGTTGGATTACTAACAGTGGTTATGGAAACTTTGGTAACGGATATGCAGTTCTTACTTATGTAAATCCACCACCATCGATTGATACGTTTACTGCTAGCCCCAGCACATTGGTTCTTGGCAATACTTTTCAGTTAAACTGGAGTGTATCTGGTACTGTGAATTCGGTCAACATTACTGACGTTGGAAATGTGAATACATCTGGAACTGCTACGATACTACCAGGTGGTGATATCACTTACACAATAACTGCTACTGGTCCTGGTGGAACGGTTGCAAAGAGTGTTGCCATTGATGTCCATATCCCACCGCAGATTAGTTTCAGTGTTGACAAATCTCAAATTGTTGGTGGAGATACTGCCACTTTAACGTGGAGTGTTACTGGCGATGCTGATACAATGAGCATCAATCCTGGTATTGGTGGCACCAACCTTTCTGGCACTCAACTTATACAACCATCACAAGACACTACATATACTGCTGTTGCTAGTGGTCTTGGTGGTACAGATACTGAACAACTTACTGTTGAGGTTGTATATCCACCTGAAGTTTCCTTGACTGGACCACTATCTACTGACTATGGTAATGATATAACTTTGACATTTAATGCAGACAATGCTGTTACTTCATTACAGTTGTTGAGAAAGTATGTCAGTCAGGGAAATGTTGACCCAGACTGGACATTAGTGGAAAATTTACCGACAGGTCAAAACACATCTGGAACCTTACTATTCTCTCCAGATTATGATAATTTTGGACCAGATGTTGTTCAGTTCCAGTTATATGCCGTTGGTGAAGCAGGATTGAACGATACTGCTACTTTTGATGCATTCATCAATATTGACAGAACGCCTGATGCTATTGATATTCCTGCATCCGAAGATAAATTGCGTGATGAAGAACCAGTCATTACTCCTGATGCGGTAGTAACATCAGAACAAATTGTGGTTGATGATATTGATGTTCCTGTTGAGATCAAAGCAGATCAACCTATTCAGGTTGAGATAGATGATAGCGGTACATTCCAAGATATTAGGGAGATCTAACCATGGGCGCAATGGGCAACCTGCACACCTTTGATTCGTATTACAACCCCACGGGTGGTGATACTTTTTACACCTCAAATCCTGGTGGAGAGAACTTGGCTGCATATAACTTTGTTGCTAGTAATGTGTGGAAACTCTTCATGTCTGCTAGCGTCCCAGGTATCCCATATGGTCAATCGGTAGGAACTATCTACAGATTTTATAGCAGCAATCTTGTAGATCACTTGTTTAAGTTTGGGTCTAGTGTTCCTAGTAGTGATTACTATCTGGAAGGTGCTATTGGAGTTGCATTTACACAGAATGGATCTTATCGTCAACCAGTCTATAGATTTTATAATTCTAGTAACGGTGACCACAAGTATAAAACGAGCAGTAATACACCTAGTGGATACGTCTATGAAGGTGTTGCGTGGTACTCTCCAATTCCTGTCTATGGGTGTAAAGATTCTAGTGCTACCAACTATAATCCATGGGCAAATCAACCAAGCACTGGATGTACCTATATTGTCTATGGATGTACTGATCCCAATGCTAGTAACTACAATTCTAGTGCTACAAATAATGATGGTAGTTGTCAATACCCCAATCCAACTGTTTCTTTAAGCGTGAGTCCCAATTCAATTATTCAGGGAGAGAGTGCATCATTGTCATGGAGTACATTTAATTCTACATCACAGTCAATTACAAATATTGGTGGAGTTTCTAGTTCTGGTAATATTAATGTATCTCCTAGTTCTACAACAACATATACACTCACTGGAAACTATTATGGATATACATCTGCGAGTGTAAGTAGAACTCTCACGGTGTATACACCACCAAGTATTTCATTTACTGTGGATGATAGTGAGATTGTTAGATTAGATACTACAATATTACGTTGGAGTGTGAGTGGTAGTGTAAGCACAGTGACCATCAGTCCTGAAATTGGTTCTACTAATATATCTTCTCAAGCGACTATTTCTCCAACAACAACCACTACATATACTTTGTCTGCAGATGGTCCTGGTGGAGCTGCTAGCGCAACAGTTACTGTTACTGTAATAGATCCACCATCAGTTTCTCTTAATGGTCCTCTGGCAGTATCTTATGGAGATAACATAACACTCTCCCATGAGATGTCTAGAGCAACAGCATCATATTTGCTGTACATAGAGGAGACAGATCTTGACGGCAATGTAACTACTCCGTCTGTCAGTCCTGTTGATCTTGGGGCAGGAAATTCCGCAAATGCTTCTTACACTCATTTAGTTACTTATAATGATAGAGGACCTGCTTCTATACAATACTCACTAACTGGAATTGGTAGCGGTGGATTGACTGATGTGGATGTTGTCACTGTACCTATCAATATCGATCAAACACCTAATGCTATACAGATTCCATCATCCGAAGATAAATTGCGTGATGAAGAACCAGTCATTACTCCTGATACAGAAGTAACAACTGATCAAATTTTAATTGAGGAGATTGATATACCTGTGGAGGTCAAATCTGATTATCCTATTCAGGTTGAAATTGAAAACAGTGGAACATATATTGAGGTCAGAGAGATCTGATAAATACTACAGAAATTGTGACCATCGCCTGCGTTAAATGACCTTTTCGTTCGGAACTACACCAGTATATGTAAGCGAAGGACAAACTATTCGCCTGAAGTTTAAAGCACCTTCGGCGTGGGATACGACCCAGAGTGTAACGGTTCAGATTGGTGATCAGCAAACAATCTGGTATATCTCTACAGTTCCAGAAGACTTTGCTCCTGATCCATTCCCATTTACACCATTAGATGATGCAACACCAGACGTTATGTACGTCTATGGTGATGGTACTAGAGCACAAGAAGATATTATTGAGGTTGCTGGTCTAACACCTGGATCATCTGCGAGTGTTTCTCTAGTCTCATCTTATCTTGGAACTAATATTGATGACTATTCTGTTCGTATTCAGTTAGTACACCAAGGTGAAGCAGATTTTGGTGACTGGGTTATTCCAACTAGTAATATCTTTGTACAAAATGGTGACAGACTTCAGTTAAGACTCAAGTCTAATGATACTGGTGGTCTAACTAGAACTGCTGACCTGACTATTGGTGCAAGAACCGAGAGATGGACGATCACATCAGCGATTCAACCACCCAACATTCCAGAACCATTCCCTGACTTTAATGAAATTACTGGTGCTCCAGTTGATGAAGATGTTTATAGCGAGATCTTAAGAGTCACTGGTCTAAATGCACAGGCAGTGGTCAATACTGATAATAATGCTAGAATTGGTATCTCTTCTAGTAATACTTTCGTTGTAAACGATCTAGGATACAGTGTTCTAGATGGTGTTACTTTTGTTGATTCTAGCACCAATCCAACCATTCAGAATGGTGAGTATCTACAGTTAGTATTAACCACTCCAGTAACATCAACTACTACAGTTACAAACTTGTTAAGCATTGGTGATGCTGTCGCTGGATCTAGTTGGGGTGTTACCACTGGTAGTTTCCCATCAACCACACCACAATCATTCGTATTTACAGATGAACCAAGTGCAGAAGAAGATGCACTGATTGCGTCTGATGTAAAACCAGTTGGTGGAATCACTGGACTGGGTGCTGGTGTATCTGTACCTGTAACACTAGTATCTACAGATGGTACGGAACCAAGAGTTAAAATTTACTATGACGATGGTAGTGAGAGTTCTGTCGGAATCTTCCCTACAGATGTAAGCAACGGAGATAGTATTCAGATCTATAACAGATCTAGTGCTACATTCAGTGGTACAGTACAAACTACGATTAAAGTTGGTACACTACAGGTTCCTACATGGTCTATCGTTACAAATTCTGGTCCTGATACTGAAGCTGACTTCACAGCACCAGCAAGTCTTACAAATAAAGCTCCCAACAGACAGTATGTTAGTTCTGTTGTTAGTGTTTCTGGTATCAACAGAGATATTACAATCGCAGGTACAAATAATGTACTGATTTCTATTGACTTTGACGCACCAGTTGAGGGACCAAGAACATTTACACCCTCCAACAGTAGTGTCCAGTTCTATCTAACTTCTGGTGGTCTTGCAAGCACTGTGAGCACTACTATCGCTATTGGTACTGGCAACAGCAATCAATTTACTTGGAACGTTTCAACATACGCTGTTGCTCCACCAGCTCCAGAATTACTGGGAACATGGTATAGTAGGAAGAACTCTTACACATATGAAGACTCTAATGGTGATCTCCAACTACGAAATTCAAAGGATGATGGTCTCGCTATTGGTACAGTTCTTTCCATTCTTAAGCAACCAGGCGGAAGTTATGGTACAATAGATGGTGATCTAGATTCTAGATATCCTGGTTTCATTGAGTGTGATGGCAGAAGTCTTTCTAAAGATTCTTATGGAGATCTATTTGCTGTCATCGGATATACTTATGGTGGTTCTGGTGCTAACTTCAATGTTCCAGATTATAGAAACAGGAAACTCACTGGTTGTGGTGTTGTTGATGGAAATAGAGCATCTTCTGCTTTCTTACCAACAAACAATATCAATGAACCAGGTAACATTGGAGGATGGTGGTACATTGATAAGGTAGACGTTGCTGGTGATAATCCTTATGAGCAGATCATTGGTACTGGTAACACAGGTAACGAGAGTAACTTCTTTAACTTTGGTACAGTAAAGACCCAGTTCAACGCACCTATCGAAGCTGACATTGAGTTTTCTGTTGCTGGTACAGTAACGGCACAGATTGGACAGTTGCAGGAGAAACTAATTGATGTTCCTGTACACACTCACCTATACGTTAGTGCCATCACTGATGATGTTGGTTCAACAGGTTTGATTCCATGGGATACTCAAGTTCTAGCTAGTCCTGGTGCCTTTGAAAACAGCACTCCGCTTGGAACAACTGGTCTAGGTGCGGGTCCTTATGTTAACTACATCGGTGGCGGCGGTACTGACGAACTATTCCGAGAGGAACCTGAAAACTGGTATAACCTATGGATTGCAGAATTAAATGCTACAGTAGGTAGAAATGACTTCTCATCTGTTTGGGATGATATTTTATTAACTAATAAAGGAGTTAACTTTAAGGCAGAAATTCTTGAGTGGGTTGGTACTTGGCCAGCTTCACCTCTTGGTGAGGGCGATCCTGCAGCAAAAGTATCACGTACATTGTCTGCAAAAGTATGGTGGACATCACCTTTTTCCCAGCTTGATAGTGGTGACGTTGAATCTCTAGATACTCGACTCAACAATATGCAGAGATATCCAGAAGGAGTATATGGTCAAGATCGTACTGGTCAAACCGCTGTTTCTGGTGCTATTGACGTTGAAGGAAGAAGATTTAGAGTTGAAGCATATACTCCACCAGCAATTCTAGAAGATAGTGATACTACAACCTCTTCTCATAACCACTTGATGGGTCTAACTCCTGTTTTAGATCCAACCCAAGACTTTAGTTATGGCAACCAGAATGGTCCTGGTTCTTTCAAAGAAGGACTAGGTAGTTTCGGTAGTACGCTTAACGTCACTTTTGATAATAATCAATTCAATGGTAATACAGCACCTGTTGGTCTTATACTAAATACTGGTACATTTGAGCTCAACCAAAACATTAAGAAACCAATTCCTAGTGTCACTATGGAACCCAATAGACAGGTTCCTGTCATTGAGGAGTTCCACAAAGTCAAATATATAATTAAAGCATACTAATATTATTTTATTGTAATGGCAGAACAAGGCATCCCTCCTTATCGTCCCCTGAAACTGATGAAGGATCCAAAAATCACCAAGTTTGATTTTACGGATTTTATTGGTGTATGGGAAAACTTCGTACCCCCTAATCTATGTGATCAACTCATTGATTATGGAGATAGAGTTCTAAATGAAGACGTGTCGTCGGTCATTGATCTAGAACTAGATGATGATGCAACAGACGCTGATAGAGTCCCTATGGTGGGTTCTGAAATGTACGGATCTTCATATACTAGAGAAGATAAGTCTTTCATGCTAAATTATGCATCATCGAAGTTCACTATGAACGTCAATCAGATGTTGAAATCTTGTGCTTCTCATTACTGTACGCATTATTCGACACTGAAGAAGACTAGGATGGTGTCTACTGATATCAAGTTCCAAAGAACTCCTCCTGGTGGTGGATATCATGCATGGCATTATGAGAATGGTACGTTTGAGTGCGCTGCCCGTGAATTGGTGTGGATGATTTACTTGAATGACATCGAAGAGGGTGGCGAAACAGAATTTATGTATCAGAAACGTAGAATCAAACCTACTCAAGGCACGATGGTTATTTTCCCCGCTGGCATGACACACGTTCATAGGGGCGGTTTTCTTCTTGGCGACAAGAATAAATACATAGTAACAGGTTGGTATATGAAAACCCATGGCTGATATCGAAACAACTATTAGGAGAAGTGTTTTGGAGATTGATCTCCTGAACAGTCTTGTGATTGACGCTACTCATATTCTCGATCTACCTAATGGTACAAAGATCAATCAACCAATCAAAATCCTTCCTGATGTTATGGAAAGATTTAAGACAGAGGTTGTTGGTGACACATTTCACACGGAAGGTGATGAACTACAGCATGTTATTTTCTATAGTGATGACACTGCAATTATCCAACGTAAAAAGTTAAAGTACGATTTTGCGACAGATTCATCAACTGCAGTGCAGTACATCTTTAACGGTGCTACAACAGAGCAAATTCTGGCACTAAAAGCGAGAGTGATAGATCTAATTTCTGCTTCTCGTGTTGTCAGAGAGAAACAGATCCAGAATAAGATCGTTAAAATTTCTGAAGAGCAACTATTTTATGATGTCAAGATGAATAAGAGGCTAGAAGAAAGAAAAGCAATGCTGAAGGGTTCTGACTGGCGTGTTCTTCCTGATATTGAAGATTCTTACGAAGGTGAGAAGGAGATGTGGAAGAAGTGGAGAAAAACACTTCGAGAAATGGACGTGTTCACTGCTACATACGAGGACAATCTTGCTCTCTTCAAAGCACTTCATCATATGAAGTGGCCAATCGATCCATCAATCTTTAGACAAGCATTTCCAGATGGTGTAGATATCGATGGCAATCCCGTTGAATATCTCGGAACAGATGATCAGTGGACAAAAAGAGACATTGACGCATCTAAAGACTATGTTGGTGATAGAATGGCTAGTGTCATTGAGTGGAGAGATAGATCGACTAATGCGAAGAGAAACGTAGCACAGTCTGTTGAGGAACTAATGAAACTGATGCGTGTTGAGGATTTCGTTGAAAATGGTATTGACTATTCTGAATTTTACGATGAGGAAGATATAAATGATTTGGCAACTGAATGATGTTCTAACCACTGCCCAGTGTGACAATATACTCTCTGTATACCAAGAGCATAGATTCCACTGTGGTAGTGACAGCAACCCCCGAGAGGGTGTAAAGAAGGCGAGTGTATTAGATTATGATGATGCAGATTATAGGAAATGTGTTGACTATCTCTTTACTCCAATACAAAAAGCAACAGCAGATCACCTAATCAGGAGAGCTGGACAACCATACTTTGTTTGGTACAAGACTGGTGGGTTCTATGATTGGCACTTGGATGCATTTCCCATCTCTGGTATTGCACCACACTATAGTATGACTATATCTCTCAATGACCCTGATGAATATGAGGGTGGAGAGTTAGTTCTTCGTGTTGGTAATGTTGAAAAAGAACTAAAACCACCGAAAGGATCAATGGTTTTATACAATACTGGTCTGTGGCATAAAGTCAATAAAGTCACTGCAGGTGATAGAAAGGTTGCTATTGCGTGGGCGGAGAGTTATGTCACCGAATCTACCATGAGACAGAATCTAATTGATCTTAAATTTGCAATCAATAATGTTGCGGATGATATCAGTCATGACCAGCTAGAGCAACTGGAGCAGGTGAGAATGAATTTTATTAGAGAATGTGTTGATAGACCATGAAATACACCATTGACGACGTTGTACAATATGATAACTTCTTTGATAAAGAAGATTTTCAAGAGATTCAGAATAAGACTGGATATGGATCTGCGTGGAACTTTGGTCACACATCATATGGAAGAGATCATCCAGAGCATCAATATTGCACACCATTCTGGAAGATTGATTTTGCTACAGATACATTCTTTAAAGATCACCTTCTAAATAAGATACAGGAGAAACTAGAGACACGATTTAAACTACAGCATGTGTATGCCAATGGGCATACTTACGGTCAAGATGGGTCAATTCACGTTGATGCACAGACTGATAACGGAAGAACACTACTGTTATATGTAAATCCTAAATGGCATCCAATGCTAGGTGGGGCAACAAACTTCTACATCAATGATGGTGAAGCACATAGTATCTTCCCTAAAGCTAATAAAGCAGTATTGTTCCCTGGTCAAGTACCACACTGTGCTGCACCGTGTACTAGGAACTTCAAAGGATTAAGAGTCACCATCGCCTGGAAATTGTTTATCGATGATTAACCAAAACTATCAGATCTTCAATCTACAAGAGATTCTTGGACGCTATGCACTAGCGGCAGGCAAACCATTGGCTTTCATTAGAGTGACTGGGTGGAACAATAGCACTGATGTTGATGCTATTAACACATCTATTGCTAGATATACATCAATTCTGGAGACAGATCTCATCGCTGACATGAAAGAGTCAGAGTATGTGATTGTAGAACTTGAGCGACTAGACCAAGGTGTCATGGAATACTTTGAAGATAACTTCCCAGAGAATCAAGCGTCTGTTGCTAATCCAGAACTCTATATCTTCTATGCATTATATAATAAAGACGGACAACTTATCGCATCGAACGAATGATCTTCTCCGATATCTACACAGTTAATGAAGTATACAGTGTATTGAGGCAGGAGCATCTATACACTAGTTCATCGATGCCATGGTTGTACACATCATTGAAAGATGTGAAGTATCAACCTGCACTAGAACATAATATTCGTAACCAGTTGAATGAGATATTTGTTTTTGAATATATGCTTGGTGGTGGTACATGTCCTGCTATTAAGAATGAACAAAAACATCTTGTGGTGAATCACAATGGTGATCAGCACTTGTCTTACGAAACTGTTGTAGATCTATCTTTCAATGATTTGTATGTGCAAGGAGGCAACTTCAAGAATTTAATCAACCAGACAAATACTTCTCACTTGAGTGCTGTGTATGACAAAGCAGTGGAGGCTCTACTAACACAACATGTTAATCCACTGGCAAATAAAACCTGTCATCATGGATCACACTTTTTTGGATACCTGCATGACAGTTCTGGTATTGCCACTGCTATCAAGGTAGGGCAGTCACAACAGTGGTCTAAATCGTTTAACCCCACTGGTAATGACCTGATGGATAGACTCGTTGCACATTGCAATAGAAGTCCTGTATATCTCAAACCAGAAAAGATCTTCCATATTGATGGTAAAGAATCAGTCAGGTTGAATTGTAAGTATCCTGAAGCATTTTGGAAAGAGAGAAAGTCTAGTGCCAAAGAGGGTAGATCAAAGATAACACCTGAAATCAATTCACAAAAGATTGAGTTAACAACAGAACAAGTCTGTAGAAAACATCTGTATGGTTTATCATCTGCAGTGGGTAACTTCTTGACAGAAGAGCAAGGACAATACATCTATAGTGTATTTCCTGACGTTCGTCAAAGAGTATATGAGGATGGAAGAGATAGAAAAGGATTCCAGAACTTCAGACTTGACTTTGAGTTTGTGTTTGAGAATAATGAATTGGTAGATATTCTATTGTTTAGGACAACACACTATCAGTTTGATGAGGTAGAGACCCTGATCCCTTGACAACCATGGTCAACTGCTGTATGATTAGACAGTTGATCGCCCCACTACATCATGCAAGGTTCTCTGCCCGATCGCAGCACCCTGTCTGTCAAGGATGCTGCTGCTCTCGCCCCGTTCTTCGCTGCTCAACGCCCTCACGGTGCCATTCCTACCCGCCAGGAACTCCGTGCGCGTGGTCTGCAGTCTAAAAAGCGTGAAGACTCTCTCAAGAACGTCTGTGACGCTTACAATGCTGTCTACCCTGGTAGTCTTGACTTCAGTGTAGTTGAACAGGCACGCAAGCGCAAGGCAGCAGAAGCAAAGGCAGAAAAACAACGTCTCAAGGAGGCAGCATGTACGAAGAGCTAAATTGTTTTGAGGAGGCACTTAAACACTTTGGGACTAGAGTTGAAGTTATCACTGCTATGGAGATGTCAAGGAGAATCTCTCCTGAAGATGCATATCAGATGATCAAAGACGAACTCAAAGAAGTTAAGAAGTGCCGTAAACTGTTTAATAAGGAGCAATGCTAATGTCCCAATCCGAACCACGCCAACGCGACCCACAAGATCCACTCTACGATCCCAACGATAAGTGGAATGAGTATAAAGTAGACTTTCATGCCAATGAGACACACTCACCTGATGAGTGGGATCCAAAGACTGAAGGTAAGATCGCTGATCCACAAGAACGTCACAAAGACAAAGTTTTGGATAAGTTCTGTGATGATCACCCTGGTTCTCCCATGTGTAAGGTGTTCGACGAGTAATATATACAAACACTGACATTACAATTATGGACGATCTTAAACGACAAAAACGAATTGATGCTTTCCATTTGTTTTATGAATCTGTTCTGAAACCAGACCATGAACTTCGTCAGGCAGCACATGAGCAACTATGCTATCATGAGTTGATGGAATGGCGTGGTGACATTATCAAGTATCTTGACGAGAGACGAAACTTTGAGCTCTGAACCACAGAATCCCACCGTGCCACTAGTGTTATCATTGGTGGCATGTTTTTTGTTTGGCATTAGCATCATTGTTGCTGGTTACTTCAAGGGTAACATGCATATTGAAACTGTCTGGCACAACCTACACAACTTCAACTAATGAAAGAGTTTGATTATGGACTGGATTACAAACAACTTGACTTCACAGATCCAGAGACTCGCAAACTTTATCGTATTGGAAGGGGAGAGCAAGGAGTGCTACTGGTACGCCCTTACACTAACGACATTTGCGCTCACTGGCGCTTTGTAGATGAACCTACTGCTCGCAAATCTGCTGATAAGATATACCAAATGTACCTTGGATTTAAAGCCAAAGGAGACTTCATTGGTATGGACATGGCAAGGAAGTTCCTGGAGATGGGTTTTACGAGAGCACGTCGCTATGCAAATCACTCCAGTGGACGGAAGTACGATAAAACATCTGGTAAAGTTAGACCCCAGGAGAAAGATTGGAGAACCTCTACCAAAGCCAAGAGTGCTGCTATTTTTAAACAAATGCGAGAAAAGGTTACAAGCGATGCTATATACCAAAGTTTAAGAAAACAATGGAGAGCATCGGAATGACAAAGCATGATATGTTAATTGACTCCATCAACATCAAACTGTATGAAGTGTTCAACATGGGTAGAACTCTCGATGACAGTGACTGGGATGAAGATGCAGCGTCACAAATTTCACAACACATTCTAGAATTAGTAGAAGAATTTCAAGCAACACGGAGAACTAGTAGTTATGGACAATGGCGAGCAACTGACTGAACAGGAAAAGAATAACCTTGCAGTATGTAAGGAGCAAGGACTTCCTGATCACGCAGAACTAATTGATGATGTATTTTACATTTGGAAGACTAGGTTTGGTCTATTCTCTACGATGACTAAACAGGGACGTAAGATGCTCACTGGTGCTACCAGAGATGGTGTCATCATGATGACACATTGGCACCTCAAGTGTGAGCAAGATGGTACACTTGAACAATACTCTAGAGTAGTTGGTTCTGCTATTGTTGGTGGTAAGTTGTGATGGAGTCTTTTACTAATGAATTGACAAATGATAGGATAGAGATTGATACATTAGAACTCTTTCCTACACCATGTATTGTTACACCATTCCCAAAGCATAATCAATACAAGTGGAAGTCATTTGAGAGAGTAAATAGAAAACCAGATCAGTGGTTCACTCCTCTCAATACATCATTTCCAGATCTCACGGATGATGATCCATACGTTGATGCAGAGACAAATGCTAGAATAAGAAAAGACATTATGGATCACCTAGAAAAGGTGTTCCAATGTTATAACATGCCACATCAGATTCGTTATAGTGCATTTTGGTATAATGCATATTATGAAGGTGATGGTCAGGAACCACATGATCATCTATCTCCTGACAATAATAATCCATATTGGTGTGGCATATACTTTGCCAAGAATTGTCTGGGCAATCAACTAGTATTTCAACAGAAGAACTATGGATTGCGTTTACAACAGACATATGCTTATTCTGAAAGTAGACTGGGGAAATACTATGAGGATCTATGGTCATCATCAATTCAAGATGGCATGATTATCTTGTTTCCACCACATCTCACGCATGGTATCAAGGTAGGTATAGAAAATCGTAACAAAATGCGGTTGACGTTCAGTTTCAATCTTGCTATAGATGGTGTATTGCTACCAAATAATGTGCGGTAAGTATGAACATCTTCGTAACAGACAAGCATCCATCTAAATGTGCTACTTGTCTACCTGACAAACATATTGTCAAGATGCCACTAGAGTGCTGTCAAATGCTCTCTATCGTGGCATCATCTTGGTATCATGGTTATGGTGAACTACCACGAAAGGATGGTACACCATATGCCACAAAGAAAGGTGCGTTTCGTAATCATCCATGCACAGTGTGGGCAGCAGAGTCTATCCACAACTCATGGTGGTTAATACAGTGGGGCATTGAGTTGTGTGGTGAGTATTCACTGCGATATAATAAACAACATTCATGCTATAATACACTGACTAGTGCATACTTTATGTTCCCACAGGGCAGTATTGCTGGTGTCACACCATTTGTGAGAGCGATGCCTGATAGATTCAAGCACGATACTAGTATAGATACATTTACAGCATACAAATGGTACATTGCATCCAAACCATGGGTGCGTGATAACTATCTACGTATGCCAGACAGAAAACCGAGTTGGATTTAATAACATGGCATTATCACAATCAGTCAACGATTCACTAGATGAAGCAGAGAGTAACCTACGCAATGCACTAGCATATGCTGCGAGACAAGAGAAACCATTTGTGTGTAATATTATTGCAGAAATGATCACAAAGATTGATTCTATGAAGCAAATGGATAATATAATGGACAAGCTTGAAAATCGTAGCGAAGGAGACAGTGGCACATGGGGACCAATCGTAGAGTGAACATTGAACTAGGACCAGATCTACAGGATGAATATGAGTATTGGTTAGAGGCAAAGCGATCATTATGTTTAGAACGTAGCATCAATTCATTTCTCAATTTCATAGCAGTATATGGCACATTCGACAACCCAAGGGACCCTAACGAAACGTGAGGCAGTGTGGATCTGCCGCAGAATGATTAAGATTTGGCATAAAGAACTGCGTGGAGATGCGCCAGGTAAGCAATTATACTGGCGCTTTTTCCTTGACACACTGCACCAGTGTGGTAGAATATCTGACGAAGACTACGCAACATGGCAATGTCCGTTCAAGTAACACTCTCAAAGGCAGAACTTAATATCATCTGGAGCGCACTGAATCACCTGACGCGGGGACAAGAGAGTATCATCACGACAAAGTATGGTAGTGTGTCCAATCTTGCTGCTAAAGTGAATGGTCTCCTGTCTACAGGACACCAGCGTAAAGATCTAGACCTGTTGTGACACCTTACAAACCGCCACATCACAAGTCGCCGCGCACACGCTGCGCTCTACAATATGAAGGTACTCAACACCAGACACCTGATGAACAAGAAGTACGAACTCACCATCCAATCCAAAAGTGGAACATTTCTTCAGCGACACATCGTTTCTCGACAAACTGCACAAACTGTCTGCGATTTCGTCAAATACAATGGATACGGAAACTACGCCGATGTCAAACTCATTGTCGCAGAGTGCTGCTACTGATATTGACGAAGCATTTGACATGGCACTCGAAGAATGTGCAGCAGCACATGAGGTTACAGTAGATTATTACTTGGAAGAGTTTCTTGTGTAAATATACTCCGTAGTAAACACACTATCTACCATGACTGATTCTGAAAAGGCAATGGTTGAAGAGATGAGTGAACTCATTAAGGATCAAAACAAGAAGATTTGTGATCAGTATGCTTACATCCAAGAACTTCTATCACAGATGGGAGACATGCGCGACAGGGAGTACGACTGCTAATGTATCCTGTAGGTACAGAGGTAGAGTACGAAGATCACGTCGGTGTGGTAAATTTCTGTGACGCAGAATCTGGGTGCTGTACTATCTGCATTAAAGTCATACCTGATGACATACCTAGACAAGTATGCATCGTGGTATACAAACACGACTTCCACAAAATCAAACTAATCAACGGCAATCAAAAAGGACGATCTTAATCATGGAACAGTACAACTTTGACATGGGCAACTTTGAAGGTGACTGGGCTGATGACCCAGCAGTGCGGGAGTCTATCCTGCGCGAAGCAGCAGAGCAGGTGCTGTGGGACAGTGTAGAAACTGTTCCTGAAGACCTGCTAGAGGACTTCTGACCCCTATACTAGGTCATGTCACCATCCACATGGGATCTAATGCAAATTGACGAGCGACTGGAGCAAACTATCAAGTCCCTTCAGGAGGCGCTACAACGTGCCGAAGCAGCAACGTGCCTGGATTCCCCTGTGGATGTCCATGGAGCGCCCTTCCTGGACCCTGTAGACGACTCTCCTGCCCCTTCTTACTCATATGCTGTAGGTCTGTTGTCTGCACAAATAGATATTGCTCTATTTGATCTGGAAAACATTCGTAAGCAATTAGTATGAAACTAGACAGTAAAGCAAGGATTGTAGGCAGTGTTGGAGTCATCACTGCCTATTTTTGTATCTTGCATGTGAGTGTGATTGTTGGTGTTATCATCAACTTCATAGCAGATTTAATCAGTATTCCATACTTCATTCGCACCAAATCGTGGGATGTGGTGATCATGTTGTCATTCCTACTGGTGATCAGTGCGTCCAAGCTGACCACTTCGGGAACTGTCCACTAGAGTGGCACAGCACCCCGAAACCATGTATATTACATACATCGACAGGACACCACCCAATGCAACTGCTCAACTCCGCCACTCAAGTTGACTACTATCCCGTCACTCCTGCTGGCAACCGTTTCGTGCGTCGTGTGACCTGGCATCCTGGTTCTGACACCGAGATGACCACATTCTCCACCATTGTCAAGACCGAGATGATGTATGATGCTAACCAGCGCATTGCTAATGGTGCTGAAGTGACAGACTTCAACATTCATTGTTACAACGGTTCAGACTATTCTCCCATGGCATGTTGATACGAGGGTCTATGTAATTGTGTCTCCAGCCGCGAGACCTCCCCTCACTCTTTCTTTATCATCATGCTCAAAGCAACTATCGTCAAGACTATTCAAGAGTGCTGCAAAGGTACTGCACTGACCAAGGTTGAGAAGTTCCAAGTCTTCTGTCATGTATGTGATAACATGCTTGCAGAAGGACATATCACCAAGACCCAACACGAACGCTACACCAACGTATTCTGATGGAAAACATTAGTTCCAGAACTGATCTGCCCCAACCGATGAACACTGACATCGGTATTGATGGTTGTACAACAGTCAATCTCACGACACGACAATGGAAACGACAGCAAAAGAAAACAAAGAGTTCGTCAACTTTCTCTTTGATAAACTCTTTGAGCACACAGACACAGACATGATTGATTTGCATGATGATGATTCATGCTGTGATCACCTTGAGTTTGAACAACTTGCATTATTCTGATGACTGACATTCCATTTGTGCCACCCTGGAGACAACATATCAAGGGTTTATTGTCTGATGTAATTGCAGATTACATGAATGATGAGAATCTGTCACCTGATGCATTGATTGATGACATCAAAGAGGAAGTGAAATCATGGGCAGACTATCATAAAGACAATTACGTTAAAGCAACTGAAATCTACGACAAACTCTCATGACCGTCTCTGTTTCACGTTGGGCAACATACATCCACTGGTTGGATGACTGTCAATCTGGAGATGAAATGCTCCTCGTTCTTTCTATTATCAACAATGACTGATCCTAATCCTTATCGTGTGCCTGGTCTTTATGATGATGCACCCAAGCAATCACCACTAGAACGTATTATCCTTGAACAGTTCAAGAAATTGAATTGGGAGATGGATGATGACATCAGCATTGAGATTGCTGGTTCACAAGTATATGAGATTGAGGGTGATGGTACACGTTGGAAACCAACAAAAGGCACAGTAAAGTATAACAAAGATGCATTTATTGTGATCAAGAACAAGGACCGTAGTCCATACACTCCCTCTGTGCCACCACCAGTGGTCAGTGAGGAAACTGTCACCATGGAAGCCCAGCAGGGCGAAGACCCCCTTATAATTAAGACATCAACAGGGGACACCACTCCATGACCGT